AAAAGCATAGAAGAGATCAGAAGAACAGGGCAGGTAATTAAGGGAGTAAGGAAAGGAGCAGATTCAATTAACTTCGGTATTCAGATAATGCAATCACAAAGCTATTTAGTGACTTCTAAGAGCAGCAATTTAATAAAAGAACTAAGGGCATACTGTTGGGATAAAGACCGCACAGGAAAGCAGCTAAGCAAACCTACGGATTCATTTAATCACGCAGTTGATGCGGTTAGATATCATGAGATGGAAAGCCTTGGAAGGGGTGCTAATTTTGGGAAATACACAATTAGTTAAATATTTATTATAAAATTTTTGTTTTATAAATTAATTAACCACATCTTTGCTTTATAATTAAAACAAACAGATATGGAAACTTTAACAATTAACAATTTACAATCACCTGCTTACCTAGAAGCTAAAGGGTTATCTAAGGTTTGGGAGGCTTACGCAGAAGAATGTGCTTCTGAAGAAATAATGGAAGTAGGTTTTAATCCTAATTCGGGTTATGTTTATATTGCCTTAGAGAACGGTATTCAAATTTGCTCTGCTTTTGGTCAGAGTGTTGAGTATATCACTTTTGATCCAACAGGGGAGAACGAAATGTTCTTTGATAATTTTCAAGATATTGTTGAATATTTAGATTAAGAAAAAATGAAAGATTTATTTACAGACAACGAATTAAAAGAAGTCCTTACGGGACTTGAGCCTTTAGATATTGCAATGTGTCATTCTGAGATACACAGACAAGAAGTCTCTTGGAGTATAGGGTGCTTGGATATTTACGCTGATATAGTTTGCGTAAGGAAAACAATTCACGATGAGGAAACCTACGAGCAGGACGGTTACATGAGGACTGATGATGGTGTTTACGAATACTTATTTGAAGTTGATGAGATGGCTATCTATTGCGATGGTGAGGAGTGTTCTACTTATGATCAAGAAACAAGAGTTGTAATACCTGCAATTAATTCTTTGATTTCAATTTCACATTAATTATGGAACAGATACAAAGATTGCACGATTTACAATATTGGAGTAACGCACAAATGTGTATAGACTTACTTCAGAAATGGTTTAAGATTAAACCCGACAACGAGGAAACAAAAGAAATGATAAAAGCTATGCAGGAGATGACGTTTTATGTCGCAAGGCTTAAGGACGATTCAAACAAAAAAGATAAGTTGCTAATTGAATACAAAACAGAAAGAAATAAATGGTGCTTAAAAGCAGGTGAGTTTGAAAGAAAGTTTGAAAATGCGTCAAAAGATGTTTTAGGATTTTAGAAATTTGTTTTAGTTGTTTGTTAATTTAGGCGGTCAGAAATGGCTGCCTTTTTTTATGCCTTATAAAATCACTTAAAAAATACGTTACAATATTATGAAAGCGAGTATTACTATTCCGAACCACTTATCAGAAATAACACTAAAGCAATATCAAGACTTCGTAAAAATAAAAAGCGAAGATGAATATTTACTGCAATGTAAAATGATTGAAATCTTTTGCAATGTGCCTTACAAAGATGTGTTAACAATTAAGCTATCAGACGCAGAAGAAATTACAAGTACCTTAAATGGGATGTTTGAAGATAAGCCAAAGTTGGTTCAGTCATTTAAAATGAACGGTAAGAATTACGGATTTCATCCCGATCTTCAAGACATGACTCTTGGAGAATACATTGATGTTGACACTTTTATTGGTGATTGGGAAAACATCCATACGGCAATGAATGTTTTATACAGACCTATCAAACAAAGATCGGGAGGTAAGTATTTAATTGAGGACTATAATACTGATACAAAAGAACAGATGTTGGACATGCCTTTGGAGGCAGTGATTAGTTCTGTTTTTTTTTTGTTTCATTTAGGGATGGATCTGTCGCTTCTCGTTACGAATCATTATTTAGCGGAGGAGGAAGCAGGGAAACAACCTCAGTCGCAGCAGGGTTCGGACAAAAGTGGGGGTGGTTTAGTTCAGTATACGAACTCGCTCAAGGAGATATTACAAGATTTGAAGATATCACTAAACTAAACATACACGAATGCTTAACGATGTTGTCATTTATAAAGGAAAAGCAGGACGCAGAGTCTCAGCAAATTAAAAACAAGAAATGAGCGATCAAGGAATAAGAGGTTACTACCAATTAACGGAAACAATAAAGGACAGTTTGTTATCCGATGTGAATACAAGAACCGTTACGCAGGGGAATCTTGAAGAAATCAATTTAGAGAAACAAGATATTTTCCCACTTGCTCACATAATGGTAAATCAAGTAAGTCAAGAAGATGGAGTGTTAAGATTTAATCTTAGTATTTTAAATATGGACATCGTTGATATAAGCAAGGAAGAGACAACAGATTTGTTCAGAGGGAACAACAACCTACAAGACATACTAAACACGCAGCTATCAGTCTCTAATAAGCTGATACAGGTGCTTAGAGGTGGGACACTACACCAAGACAAATACCAATTTGATGGAAACGCAACTATGGAGCCGTTCTATGATAGGTTTGAAAACGAATTAGCAGGATGGACTTCAACTTTTGATGTCTTAATATACAACGATATTAGACATTGCTAATGACACTAAAAGAAACAACTCAAGTATTAAATAAGTTTGCTAAGTATGTAGTTCAGCAAAGCAAAAGCAACCTAACCAAAGGCGGTAAGGGAGGGGGTTCATTATACAAATCTATTGGTTATGATTTAGACCAAGAGCAGAACGCTTTTCTTTTAGATTTCTTAATGGAAAATTATGGTACGTTTCAAGACTTAGGGGTAAAGGGTGCAAATCCTAGTTTAGTAAAGAACGGTATTCAGAAAGCACCAAGAAGTCCCTATAGATACAAATCAAAAAGACCTCCATTAAAACCATTAATGCAATGGGCAAAGATGAAAAAGATAAGATTTAGGGACAAAGACGGAAAGTTCAGAAAGGGAGGTTATAAGACTATCGGGTTTTGGTTGCAAGAAAGAATTTTTGCACAAGGATTAAAGCCGAGTTTGTTTTTTACCAAACCGTTCAACAAAGCATTTACACAAATGCCCGATGATCTAGTTAAAGCGTTTGCTTTAGATGTAGAAAAAAGTCTTGTGTTAGGAATAAAAAAATAATTATGGCAAAGATATTAGTCCGTTCACCAAGGTTTGAAAGCCTTACTTTAAGTACAGGGTATAAAAGCGCAGTATTAACGCTTAAAATAGATAACGTTTTAAGATACACAATAATAAAATCGGGAGTGGGAGGTCAGACTATCACTTTTGAAATAAGCGAATTAATAAGAGATTATTTAAACATTACTTTTAGCGGAACGTATACTGAGCAAACCGTAAGCACTCAAGGCTCAACCATTAAAGAATATTTAAATGCCGATGGAACAGGACCAACATCACCTTACACCATTGTTAATGTAGATCACGTAGCCTATGATGGTTACGGAACTTTTATGGAAGGAGTAAATCCTAATTTAGGTTCGGGTTCTCAATGGTTGATTCAAAAAGATGTTATTAAAAATGGGTATTATATATATGTTCCCGAACAATCTACAGGAGTTGTTCCTTATCTCTATAGTGATCAAGTATTTTATGGAGCGTATCAAACTAATGATACAACATTATCATCTGATGTTCCATCTTTTGTAGTAAACATTGTTAGGATTAATTGTTCAAGGTATAGCAGGGAGTCTCCTTCTAATTTAAAAGTTAATAAAATAACGTTTGTAAATAAGTTTGGAGTTTTACAAGATTTATGGTTTTTTCTTAAAACTGTAAAAACAACAACCTCAACAAAGGAAACCTTCAACGCAAACACAATAAGCACAAGTACAGGATCAGCTACCTATTCAGTAAACTCGCCAACTAAAAAAGTATTTAATAAATCAGCAAATCAAAAAATAGTTTTAAGTAGTGGGTTTTATCCCGAAGGTGCTAATCCTTTTTTTGAAGAGTTACTTTTAAGTAAGCAAATATGGCTAACGCAACCAAAGCCTTCTAGTCCTGCTGATGCTGAAATAGTACCCGTTATTATCAGTACAAGTTCGTTTACATATAAGACTAGTTTAAATGATAAACTAATTGAATATACAATGGAATTTGATATGGCATTTGATTATATAAATAATGTTCGGTAATGCAGAAAGTTCAAATTTATGTTGGTTCTACTAGACTTGATTTATTCAAAGATGAAACGATTAAACTCACTCAATCCTTAAAAAATATTAATAAGGTTGATAAGATTTTTACAGAGTTTACTCAGACATTTTCAGTCCCTGCCTCCTCAACGAATAATATTTTATTTCAGCATTACTATAATTTTAATATTGTAGGAGGATTTGATGCAAGAAGGAAACAACCTGCATCTATTGAGTTGAATTACATTCCCTTTAAAACGGGGTTAATGCGTTTGGATGGTGTAGACTTAAAAGAAAATAAAGCCTATGCGTATAGAATCACATTCTTTGGTGAGACTGTAAACCTTAAAGACATATTAGCAACTAATCAAATTGATTCTTTAGATTTTGATATTTACAATACAACCTACGAACCAACGACAGTATTAGCAGGAATGTCACTTGATCCATTATCTTTAGATTCTAGTGGAGATTATAATAACAATTTAGTTGTTCCTTTAATTAGCCATACGAATCCTATTTTTTATGATAGTGATGATGTTGTTTCGGGAACTAATAATATGTATTACGAATTAAATTCGGGTGCAGGTGTTTTTTATTCAGATTTAAAATACGCTTTAAGAGTAGAGACAATTATAAACGCTATATCAACAGATTACTTAGTCCCTGCAGGATTGAGTTTTTCTGATGATTTTTTTAATACAGAAAACAAACCATACTCAACTTTATTCCTTTGGTTGCATAGAAAAAGCGGAAGCGTAGGAGTAGGAACTGAAGGGGCAAATGAATTGTCTTTACCGATTTCCACTTGGACACCTACAAGCAATACAACAATAAGCAACAACGGAACAACGATTAATATTTTTAGCCAATATCAATCTCCTCCATCAGATATTATCACAAAGTTTGATGTTTATATTGTGCCAACTGACACAAGTAAAGAGTGGAAATTAACAATAAATAAAGCAGGGTCTGAGTTTTATTCATCGGGAAACGTTACAGGAACGCTTTCCTTAACAATAAGTGACTTTAATTTTATTCAGCCTTTAGGTTATACTTTTATTTTAAGTTCTGCAGAACAAGTAATTTTCTCAACTGCAACTTTAAAAATGGGAGGTAATTACGATAATAACGGGACTCAAGTATATTGGACAGATGATTTTAGTGCTACGGCAGGTGGAAATATTACAATCCCTCTTGCAGTTCCTTTTATTATAAATGAGCAAATACCCGAAATGAAAATAATTGATTTCCTTACGGGGATATTTAAGATGTTCAACTTGGTTGCTTATTATGAGGATTCTAAAATAGTTGTTAAAACCTACGATGATTATTTTGCAAGTTTAGATACGGGTCTATGGGAGGAACAGTCTTCAGAATGGCAGGATGAATTAAGGGATTGGAATGAGATAGGAAGCACTACCTCAAATGAATATTCTATTGATGAGTTTTTAGATACTCGGTCTGTTAAGGTTGATGTTGCTTTACCCTATAAGCAAATCAATTTTTTATACGAAGGAACAGGAACTTTATTGGCTAAAAAATACAACCAATTAAACAACATTGGATGGGGTGAAATTCGTTACACTTTAGATGGTCAAGTTTATGATGCTCCTTCAGATGTTTACAATGTTAAAATACCTTTTGAGCATATGCAGATGGAAAGGTTAAATGATTTGACTTATGGATTTCAAACTAATGTAA